AAACAACTGTCTGGTTCTCATTAATTCCTTACCCACGAACCACAGTTCAGATACACGGTTCACGTAAAGTTCTTCACCCGTCAGTTTGGAGTTCTGACTAACGCGTTTGTCAGATGCTTTGCCACCAAATCCCACACGCATGAACCGATTCGACCACTCGCCTGCAAGCACGTCGCAGAACGGAGAGCCCGCGCCAGTGGCGTCAACTGCCACGTTTTCGGGCAGGATGTTCCGCTTGACGCAATGGTCTTTGATCTGCTGGACAATCTGGTAGGTTCGCGGTATCGCCTTGTTGGACGCGTCATCGTTGAGCAAGATCGATTCCCCAAACTCGAAGACGTAGTGACCGTCCCTGTTGTAACCGACCAAAGCCGTGTAGAGAATCGTTCGGTCGCCGCCGTTGGTGAAAGCTGGGTCAACGCCAGCTATGGCTGTGGGCTTGCCCGCCCATACCACTTTACCCATACTGCCGCTTTGAGTGAGGTCTACCTCTGAGTAGATGCCCGTTGTCTCGTCGCTGTCAAAGAACACGGCTCGCACCATCCGCAAGTAGCCGCGAGATTCCACGCCGAGTAGCGCTCTGTCCTCGTCGAGCTTCTCTTGGGTCGGCAGCCACGGATACAGAACCATGCCAGCCGTAATGTTGGGACTTCGCTCGCCGTCGAGTCGCAGATAGTAGCCACCCCACTTTGTCTCCCAGTTGTCAGCCGTCTGAGTATCCACCGAATCCCAGCCCCTTTTTGGCTCTGCCCAAATACCGAAAGCGTCGAAACGGCTGTTTGGGTTGGACATACCGATCATCTGGAGCCACGGGTTTTTTGAAAGGTTGGAAAGACCAGCGTGCAGGATCGCCTCCGAGATTTCGGAAAGCTCATCGCCGATGACGATGACCCGCTTCTGCTTGATACCGATAAACTTGCCGACAGCCTCGCGTGTCTTACTCCGCTCTGCTGCGATAAGCCGTAAGCCAGCACGTTCGATAAGAGTCCCACCCTCATCGACGTAAGCGATAGACCCAATCGAATCCCGAATCTTGCACGGTGCGAACGGTATCACGGTCAACAACGCGATTACGGAGCCCCAGATACGCTGGCGGGCTTCACGCAAAGAAGTGGAGGTCATCATCACCAGAGTGTCTCGCGGCTCCGACAACCAGTTAATCAGCCCCCATGCGGCCATCGTGTGGGATTTGCCCGAGCTAGCCGACCCGCCGATTGCCAGATACTTGTTGTTCAACGCAGCCCAAATCATTTCCTCAGCCCACGGATGTCTCACCATCAACGGCTCTGGCATGTCGGCGTTGTTCCAAAGTTCGTCACAGCAACGCCAGAAATAAAACTCCTTCGCCCGCAGGTTCGTGTGGTTAGCAAACCCATATAACAGCGCTGTTATAAGGTTTGTGGGTGGAATAAGAAATCCACCTACGTCCATGCGTTTAGTCACTGGATCGATTCGCGGTTCGAGAATTTTACTTTTCTTTACAATTTTTGTTGCCATACTGGTTAAATCGCATCATAACCCCTAACACACGAACCGTCAATCTCATGGAGCAAGAACTTGAAAACGAAGAAAATAGCGATATGCCGTCGAGCAACCCGCTACTGCAAAAGGCGTTAGGTCTTTATGCAAAAGATTACAAGATCAATTCGATTGCCCGCGAGCTTGGCGTGCACGCTGGCACTGTCCGTCGCTGGTTCAAGAAGATTGGTCTGCCTGCTAGACGGCGCGCTGGCACTCCACTGCCTAAACAAGTTGAGGAACACATCAAATACGTGGACGACACGGATGAGGATGCTGAGGCGCTCGAAGACAATCTCGACAACTACACTGGCGACGCGATCAGACTTGCCAAGCAAGCGGCGCGCACGGTAGAGGACGAGCAGATGATGGAGATCGCTGAGTCACAAGCTTCTCCAGCCGACAAGTATCAGCACTACATTGCGGCAGCTGGAATCAAGTTACTGCGCGACTCGATGAAGAATTTGAAAGGGCCGAAGTCGGTTCGCGAATTGTCAGAGCTAGACCAGTTAATTCGCCGTAACCTTGGATTGAATTCTAAGAACGGCGGTGGCGCTAGCAGCATGCGCATCGACATTAGCATCCTGAACAACGCGAAGACCGACAGGGGCAACGGAACAATCTCCAAAATGAAACCAGAAATCATTGATGTAGAAGTAGAACCAGAACCAGAATCATAACTATGTTTAACAATATAAAAATCGAGCAAAACCCACCGACGCTAGTCCGCATAGACAGTGTGGTGTTTAACGACTTTACCTTTAAGATTGTCACGTTAGAAGGTGAATACTATAGAGTCATACCCGAGACAGCACGTGAAGTTTTCTTCTTGCAGTCGCTTACAAAGGGTTATGACATCCACGTGCCTGAATGGGGTGACGGAATTATTGTGAACAAAAGTTCTATTGATCCTGTTAAACACTTATGAAAAATACTATGTTTGATGAGACCAGATATAAAGTTATACTTGAAACATCTGCCTACCAATTTGGAGTCTCTGTCGAAGATATAAAAGGCAAGTCTAGGGAAGCACGTATTGTAAACGCCAGACACGTAGCTATGTCTCTGATGCGCGTATTCTTTGAATGTAGTTTCGCGGACATCGGCAAAGTTTTTAACCGCAATCATGCTACTGTAATGAGTGCTTGCAGACGTGTTGAACAAAACAAAACTCTTCAAGCTGCGGCTATTGTTGCGGCAAAAGCCCACGTAACCCAACTTAAATCTAACAAAGAATGATTATAGGAATCGACAATGGACTCGACGGAGGCATCTGCGCTATCTCTGCTTTTTCTGGTAGAGTTATCAGCTACATTGAAATGCCATGCATGTGGCGTGCGGGCAAGCGGGAGATCGATACGCTCGAAGTGTATAGGTGGATCATGGATCTGAATACTGATTCCCGAATCCTGATTGAGGAACCCCTCAAGCACGCAAAGACATCGCAAGCCATGCGCTCAATGGGCATCTCATTTGGCAAGCTTCTTGGCATGTGCGAGTCCCACGTCCTTACCGTCGAGCCTGTCGAAGTAGCCAAATGGCAGAAGGCGATGCTTGGCAAAGTTCTCAAAGGTCAAACAAAAAAGGTCGCCCTTGAGAAAGCACAAGCATTCGAACCAGAAGAAAAATGGCTAGCCTCTCCGCGCTGCCGCGTCCCGCACGATGGTATCGTGGACGCTTTCCTGATCGCCCAGTATGGGCGCTTCTTCGCTCTCATAAAACAATAACGAATAACAAACCATGAATACACCAAATGATCCTAAAGGCGCAATCGGCGCAACAAAAACACCACTAGCATTGATCCCGCCGTTTGCTATGGAGCAGACCGCGTGGGTTCACAGGTTGGGTGCAGAAAAATACGGGCCCTATAATTGGCGCGATACAGGCGTGTGCGCGACTACGTATGTAGCAGCCATCATGCGCCACCTCAACGCGTGGCGTGACGGTGAAGACTTGGACCCTGAATCGGGTATCTCGCACATCGCTCATGTAGCCTGTAGCTGCAACATCCTACTGGATGCCCAGCACTGCGACACGTTACAGGATGACCGATACAGGAAGCCTGCAAACCCACATCACGGTTCGGAATTCAAAGCTGAAGAATTTGGAGTCCAAATGGATGAGTTACTAGAAGAATATGAAATGGAATGCGCGTGCGGTTGCGGGCTCATCTATACATGGAACTTGGGCTGGGCTTGCGAAAAGTGTCACTTTTAAATAACTATGAAAACACTATTTGACAAGCAACGGGTATCCGTTGACTTCCTTATCGCCGCGCTCAAGCAGCACAGAGGCGCACTTGACGGCTCTCATACGGGAGTCGGCAAGACAGTTATCGCAGCCAGAGTTGCGTTAGAGTTAGGCGTGCCAGTCGCCGTCGTCTGTCCGAAGATCGTCATACCGTCATGGGAGCGCGAGTTCAAAGAGGTTGGCATCACGCCGATCTTTGTAACCAACTACGAGAAGATCAAACGCGGTAACGAACATCTTACCAAAGCTGGTAAGAAAATCTACCGTTGGAAACTTCCGACCGACACGCTTATCATTTGGGACGAGTGCCATAAATGCAAAGCAGCTTATTCCCAGAACAGCCAGATGCTTATCGCCGCAAGGCAAGCTGGATACTACAACTTGCTTCTATCAGCAACAGCCTGTCAAGACCCTACAGAGATGCGGTCTATGGGTTATGTTCTCGGCAAACACTCACTGAACAAGCCAGACGGTGACAAGAAGAGTTGGACGAGTTGGATGATGCGCTACGGTTGCAGGCAAGACCCGTGGCACAACTGGGTATCTGGTCCACTCTTGAAGTTGATCGAACTCAACAAAGAACTCTACGGCGTGAACTGCGTTAAGCTCACTCCAGCGGATTTGCCAGCGGCCTTTGCTGATAACCAAATTATCACAGAGCCACTAGCATTTTCTGGCTTGAGCGACATTGCTAAATTCTACAAGCAGCACGGCATCACACCTGAAATCGTTGACACCTTCCTTGAAGGCGGCGGTGCAAGCCCACACATTCTTGTTGAGATTCTTCGCGCCCGACAACTTGCAGAAGCGGCAAAAGTTCCCGACATCATTGACATGGTAGGAGATGCTCTCGAAGAGGGCTACAGTGTGGCTGTGTTTGTCAACTTCGTGGACACAGTCAAATCATTGGCGGCGTCGTTTCCCGACGCATCAGTCGTTGTTGGTGGTCAGTCAGCTATGGTTCGCGAAGATAACGTGCAGCGATTCCAGACCAATCAAACCCGCGTGATCATCTGCAACATCGCTGCTGGTGGAGTTGGCGTATCTTTACATGACGAACACGGCGGGCATCCGCGCATGAGTCTGATCTCGCCTACGTTTAACGTGAAGGAGTATGTCCAGACACTCGGCCGCATCCACCGCGCTAATGCAAAAAGCCCTTCTATCCAAAGGGTTCTAGTCGCCTCAAAAACTATTGAAGAAAAAGTATTGACTGCGCTTGAGAAAAAGCGCAAGGCTATGGAAACACTTCACACGAAACAAGAATCATGATAACTGAAAAACAACAACCAGACCATAGCTCACGCGGACACGCGGAGTTCTCGCCATCATCTCTCAAGTATGTCGCTGGCTGCGCTGGCTACCACGGTAAGGATGGCTCATCCGCCGCCGCCGAAATGGGGACGCGCATCCACGAAGCTCTCGAAGTCTTTGATCCATCCGCTTTGCATAACGAAGAGGAA